CGAACCTGCTGAGCGCCCCAGTTCAATCCCCGTTCCAGGGTCAACCCTCGCCGCCGCCGACAGCGTATACCCCGGCCAATTACGGACAACAAGCCAGCAGCCAGGCTACGCAACAATCGGCTCCGCAGACCTGGTCTCCCAACCAGGCATACTCGCCCAGCTATTCCCAAACCTCCTCGGAGGTCTCTTTGGAGCAAGTGGCCGACCTGGTGGGAATGAGCCAGGAAAGCCGTCAGGTGATGGACGCGTTCGGGATCGAAGCTCCGGCTCTACTGAACAACTACGCTCTAAACCTGGAGCAAATGCTGGACAGCGCCGTCGCGTGGGGAAACCGCGCCGCTGATACCATTCAGGGCTACGCACAGTTTGCCGTTAATGAGCATCAGGAAAACCTGGCTTACAACGAAATTCTGACTAACCCGGATGTGCTCAGCGATTACACGCTGAAGTTCTTTGGTCCTGAAGGTCCCTATCCCGTGTACGAAAACGAAGCGCAACTTGAGACCCGTGGGTATCCCACCCAGGCTCTTGGTCAACCGCAGCTCGGCCAGCTCCCCGCTCCGCCCACAGCCGCCGCTCCTCAAGCCCCCGAAAATTTCTGGGGTAACTTTAATGACATCATGGCCCGTGATCCCCAGAATGCCTGGCGCGTTCTGAATCAAGCTCAGCCCCAAACTGTTGCAAACAAACTGTTTGTGATGGAGTGATGCCATGCGCCCACTTCTTAAGTTCGGCGTACCTCTTGCTGGCGGTTTAGCTGCTGGCGGGTACGCCCTTTCTCAGGGCGAAGATCCAGGCTCTGCTGCATTAGCCGGTCTTGCTGGTGGCGTTGGCGCTGCCGGTGGTTTATTGGCAGCACGTCAATTAGCCGGTAAATACGCAGGTGATTTACTGGGCGCAGTAAAAGGAGCAGGCAAAGAAGTATCTGAATTTTCCCTGGAACAAGCAGCGAAGATGCGCGAAGGTGGATTACGCCAAAAAGCACTTCTTGATGTTGCCGAAGCCGCCTCAGGTGCTCAAGTCAATCCCGGTAATATACAACGGGCTACTGGTAGGACATTTGCCGCTGGCTTGGTTCCAGGCGCTACTGCTCTGGCCGGTTTAGGCGGCGTTGCCGCCGGTGCAATTCCCGGGGCTCTTGGTGTTCCTGGGTTCCAGCCTTCTGTTGTTGATCCTGAGTCTTACGGCTCTAGCAACTCCCCTGGGGCACGCTCCAAAGTTCCAACAATGCAGTATACGTAATCTTTAGATTTACTGTCTGCTAAAATTTGTTTTAGATAAGACATTTACTTGTCTAAATCTTTCATCCGCTAACAACACTTCCGCGACACTGGAGGATAAAACAAAGTGTTCATTGATAACGACTTTCCTAAGATTCTGGGCGCGGAACTCTACCGCCCCCACCCTGCATACATTGCAGAAATGGCCGTAGAGCCTGTGGTTGTTCACGACTTTACTCGTCAACCCGGCCAAACTGTTCAGCTTGATCGCTACAAGTTCTGGGGTACTCCTGGTACCAAGGACAGCCGTGAGCGTATTGCCGACCAAACCATCGGTACCGCTAACAGCCGTAACATCACCAAGGAGAAAGTCCTGGTGGTGCTTAAGGAATACACCGGTCCTGCCGACCCGGGCGATCCGACCCAACCCAGCACCTTCAAGATTGCTCGTGAAACCCTGGTGACTGCCCAGCGTTTACTGCTGGACACCGGCAACCTGAACATGTTCCACCAGAGCATTGGTTCGCTGACTCTGCTCGACGACTATCGCCGTTGGCGCGATCGCGTGTTCCTGGACGAACTCGCTAAAGCCGATGCAAACGGTGCTGCTTCTGGCACTCAAGGCGGTTACTATTTTGCTGGCGGTAAGACCAAAGATTCTTCCAACCGTGTTTCTTACACAGCCACTGAATATCAGAACGAAGTTCAGCAGTTCCATGTTTCGACTGACCTGCTGACTGTTGTTAAGGACCTGCGTAAGCGCAACGTTCCCACCTTCGCTGATGGTCTGTATCGCTGCATTTGCGATCCTACTTTCATGATGCACCTGCGTCGTGATGCTGACTTCCGCGAAATTGCTCGTTATAGCGGCAATCCTGGTCAAGGCATGTACATGGCGGGCAACCCCATGATGCCTAACAACGCCAGCTTCTACATGGGCCCCCAGGCCGGTCAAGCCTATTTCCTGGCTGGCGAACCCGTGATGCCCACCGGCGTTCAGTTTGAAGGCGTGAAGTTCTACGAGTCCACCAACTTCCCCTCCAAGAACGTTTCTGCTTCGTTTGATGGCGGTTCTTCTTACGCCTCCAAAGAAGTGGCTCAAGGCTTCTTCTTTGGTCCTCAGGCTGTGGGCGTGGGCATCGGTGGTCCGAACGCTCAAGTGCTCATCAACAACAACGACGACTTCAGCCGCTTCATCATCTTGATTTGGCAACTGTACGCTGGCTTCGAGATCCTGAACAAGGACTTCGTGACCACAGCCTACAGCTTTGTTCAAGACGACGGCACAATCGCCTGATCATTAAATCCATAACTTACATAGGAAAAGATAAATGACCTATTTGTCTGCTAAAAAAATCTACCCGGGTAACTGGGCAGAACCCCTGAACGGTTGGTACAAGAATATTGATACCAACGATGACAGCACCAATAACGCCTCCAAGGGCGGCCCCACTTCAGTGCTGGCCATCCCTGGCTATCGCTACTTCCAGCAGCGTGGTTATGTGGCTGTTACCGCCACTTCCGGCGCGGGTGCTATTGGCACCGGTAATGTGATTGTTCCCTCGCCTTATCGCCAGGACGACACCCGCCCCGACATCACCGGCATGGTGATTTCTGGCGACAGCACCCTGCCTGCTTACGTCTACCGTGCCACCATTTCCGTTGCCTCTGGTTGGGGTGATGGTCGTGTTGCTTCCGGCATTTACGCCGCTACCGGTAATGTGATCACCTTCTGCCGTGACTCCAGCGGTCCCGTGGCTTCCACAGGCGTTGGCGAGGCTGTGGCTCAGGCGAACCTGACCTCTACCACCTCTGGCTCCCAGCCCGGTGAAATTTTCTTTGCCGCCGGTTCGGCTGCTTACGGCACCAACCCCTTCTTGACCGCTACCGGCGCTGCTGGCGTTATTGCCTCTGGTGTTAACCTCCAAGTGACTGGCGCTACCACCTTCAAGGTGTTTGCCCGTGGCACTACAACTGGCCTGACGACTTCTGGCGGCTTCTACATTTCCAGCGGTGACTCCACTTCTGGTCGCTCTGGTTACCTGGTTGTGGAAGTGTGCTACATCCAGCCGGATGAAGCTGCTGGCTACGAGGATATTGACGGTTACCTTCTTGGTCGCACAGTTAGCTGATTGAGTTAAACTAGGGCCAGGTAATTCCTGGCTCTATGACACTCTCAGAAGCAATGCTTTATCAGCATAAAAAAACTGGTTCTCGCGTCAAAGTTATAAGTGAATGGGACAACGGCGACTGGTACATGGTCGAAGACCAAGACGGTCGCCTTTTTACTGCTTACAAAACAGAGTTGACTCCCGACGAGGAAGCCACCAAAAAGGTAAAGACTCTGCAAATTAAAGACAAAGCAGCAAAAGACGAGCCTCGTTCTTTTCCGCCTGACAACCGCCTAAACATCAACTCGGCAACTGCCCAGATGATTGCGGATCACATTAAAGGCATTGGTCTTAAAACCGCAAGGGAAATTAAAGACCTTCAAATGTCGTTATCGGGTGAAAGATTTAACAATCTTGAGCAGTTAAAACAAATTAAACGTGTTGACTGGGAAGCTGTTTTGGCGGCAGACTTGATTCGAGTTTAAAGTTTATATTTAACGAGCCCCTGATTTTTCAGGGGCTTTTTAGTTTTAAAATAAAAAGAAAAAGATAATGGCACAAGCCTCGTTTGCTGGCAAAACAGGTGCAACGGGAGGAGTTACAGGACCCCATTTGCACCTAGGTTTAATTGTTGATGGCTCTTACAGGCCGTTGAGTAGCGAAGGGCGTTCTTTCGCTGGCAGTCGTATTCAATTTCGGTTGCCAGGCAGTGAGCAATGGCAAGGTTTATATGAGAAGTATGGTCAGGGACAATTTGGTTTAAATCCCAATGTTCGCTTATCGGATCCTTTTGGAATACGTGCCGTCCATCCTGTCACAAAAGAAAAAAATGTTCCGCACAGAGGCGAGGATCATGATTTGCCACCTGGAACAGCCTTAAGAGTTTTAGGGCCAGGTACAATGACGCCGCTTGCCAATGTTGGTGCGGCTGGCAATATGTCTCGTTTTACAAGTAAAACGGCAGACAACAGGCCGTTTACACTTGAATTTATGCATTTAAGTGAGTTGCCAAAGGGGCAAGTCGCTACCGGTGATTTACCTGCTACTGGTTCTGCACCTCCAGCTCCAAACTTACCACCGCCTGCGGCTCCAGTTAAAGATGCAATGACTTCTTTCATGGAAGACTTAATAGCTCAATCTATTCTCAAAAAAATGGGTCGCGGTGCCGCGCCCGAACAGACCTCGATTTATTCCAGTATTCCCTCTCTTGAATCATTAATTCAGTTTTAACTGATTACTTGCTTTTATAATTAAAAAATAAGGAGATTATCAGTGCAACTCTCTGACTTCGATAAAAGCAGAGTTCGGTACCATTTAGGTTACTTTACTGTTACTGTTCCTGCGGGTGATTACGCTCGCCTGGAAGAGGCAATGAATACTGTTCCGGATTCATATTTCTACAACAAGATTGTTATTCAGATTGGTCGTTGTGATACAGCAGAGAAAAAGACTGAGATTGCTACGAGTCCTTCTACGAGAATTGAAAGCATTGCTGGTGACGTTGACCGTACCATTCGTTCCAGCAACGCAAGAGAAGCCTTAAAAACATGGGACGAAATTTATCTTTATGAAACCAACCGTTTAGCCGGTATTCTTTACGTTCCTAATTACAAAGATCCTTTTCAAGCTCGTTACCGCTATGAACGATCGGGTGCTGAATTTATTCAAGCTTTACCTGGTCCTGCTGATACTGCAGTGGGTTCTCGTATTTATTTGCATGAGGTTTGGCGTTAATCATGAATCCGATTGGTCGCATTGGCAGTATTTTTCAGCCATTAAATAACTCAAAAAAGAAATTACCTTTTTCTATTATTCCTGGTTCTAGGCTTGACCAGGCTTCAAAATCAATTGGCAATGCCGCCTTTGGGGTCAATGCGCTTTTATATGGTTCAGATGTTTTAGAAGAACAGATAAATAAACGTTTTCCGGGTCTTATGTATGAACCACAAAAAGATCCGCGAGTAATTCTTGGTTACGATGCTCTTACTGGAGCGCCAAGCAATCGCACACCTAAAGCGGGACCTCAGCTAACAGAATTAAAAAACAGTTTGAATGTTCCCGCGCCAGGTCAAATTGCATATTTAGGAGGAAAGGAGGTTCGCTGGGACGGATCAAAATGGGTGCGTACTAACATAGAAGACATCGCTTCAGATCCTTTTGGAACTAAAGCTCAGGCTTTATCTGTTGCTTCTTTTCAAGAAACAACAGAGCCTCCTGTCGGGCAAGGAAGTGAAGAAACTGTTCTTAGCGCTTCCACGGGGACCGATGATCCCAGTTATTTAAAAAATGCTTTTACAAAAGCCTTTCTCGCTCGCTTACTTTCTCAAAGTAATTTTTCTCCGCAGTCAACCTCTTCTCCTTACGATCAATCTTTTTCTTCCCTCTTGGAGAGCCAGCGCGAATTGGGTAGGAGCATGATGAGTTAAATGAATATCAAGCAACAGTTGATTTAGAAGAAACGCGAACCATGCCTAAGCCAATGTTGGGTGGAATTGTTCCTCAAAATTTTTTGCAAAGGGCGTTGCCGATTGCAGAAAGGGAAGGAGGCATTCCGACCTTGGCGTCGATGATTAATCGTTTTCACAATCCTTCTTTTGGCCGTAATTATCAAAACTGGCTGACCCCTGATCAATATGAAGTTCTTAAGTTTCCCGCTCCACGAGGCGCTGGTAATCGACTTCGAGCTCGTTTAGCTACTCCACAAGGTCAGGAGGAGTTGTTTAAAGCAGGACAAGAACTTGGGGGTGTAACCGACTTTCGTTCAACAAAGTATTTACAAAAAACAGGAAACTTAATGAAGTATCCGGATAACTTAATTCCGGTTCTTCAAGATAATCGACGGGTCTTTATGACTCCAGGAGAACTTCAAAAGTCTGGATTAAGACCCGACCCTGCGGAGAACACTTTTTTTAACGAATCAAAGCGTCCACCAACAAAAGCCTGGTGGCAACAAAGTGAAGTCCCAGTAGAAACACGGCAGCCTGAAATTCCTGGTTCATCACCAAACACCGTAATTAGTTCTTCCGGAATTCAACAAGCCATAGCAGACCGCTTGGCACAAGAACTCCTGGAAAAAACAATGCAAAATCAAAGCACCTTGGGTAACGTATCCGTCTTGAGTCCACTGTCGTTTGGAGAAATTATCTAATGGCGCGTTTTTTTGATTACTTAGATTACAAAGATGTTTTACCGGGCGAAGTTTCGTCCGCAGGCTTGGGTGAATATTTCCCGCAAGATCCGGGTTCAAAAACAGCTTATGTTGCTGCCAAACGGTTTAAATTTGAACCTGAAGAACAAGATAGTCTTTTTGCTCGTTTTCTTGCTCTTCAAGCAAATCCCAATTCTTTGGTAGAGCAAAAGATGAAAATGCCTCCTAAATTTGCACTGTTCTCAGCTTTGGCGGGTTCTGGAAATAATCAATAAACATAACGCTATAATTAACGAAAGCAGCATTAGTCGAAGTGTCGTCAACAGCTACAAATAAACAGCCCTTATTGGTTGATCGGCCTTTGTTTAACTCGGTGCGTGTAACGACGCAAACCGTAGGCAACGCAGCATCCAATACTCTGTTTGTCCAAGGCGGGCAAGCCCCTTCTATTTTGGTGGACATGGACGCCGCCCTGGAGCTAGATAATAACAACGGTGGCGTTATTGATTCAATTACAATTACAAGAAACGATTTTACTCGCTCTGCTGATTACACAGTTAACGCAACAACTTCAGGCACCGTAATTTCACTGGTTAGCGGTCAAATTGTTAATGTAACCAGCACCGGAGTTCTTACGGGCTTAGCTGCAGCAAGTGGGGTTGGTTACTACGTTTATACCGGCGCCACAACTCTGACAGGTGTTAACACAGCACTTCAGTATTCTGGCGGCACAGCTACGGGCTTTAGTTACAGCGGTGTTGCTTATGGCTACAAACCAGCAGTGACTTTTGCTTTTTACCACACACGCAACACAACCACGCCAATTCCCGCTTCTGGAGACTATCGTTTGCTGTTTGCAAAGACTGTTCCCGCTGACAGCGGCGTGGTTGACTGTTCTGACGTAATGCCAGCACTTGCTGCTCCGATGCCCAGTGCAGGAAATACAGGTGGCCTTGGATCAAGCGCACCCCTTCGCAACAAAGGTATTTACCTGGAGCGCGGCGATCGCATTTACGTTGGTGTTTTCCCTGATGGCCCCAACGTCTCTGGCTACAACGCTGGTGCCCACATTTACGCAGAAGGCGGCTATTTCTAATCATGGCTAAAAAGAGCGGAAACTCTTTTGGTTCTTTTAATCAAATTACCGTTTTAGACGTCAATAAAGTACTCCCAATTAGAACAGAGTTTTCAAAGGGCTCCGTTCCTAACTCTTTGTATTCAATAAATTTTGAGTCTGCTTGGTCCAGATGGCGCCGGGGCTTTGAGCTTTATTGCAACTCAACATACAATCAAATCTATAGTTATCCCTTTGAGTATCTTATTCCTTTGCCACCGGGAACAGTAATTCCACCGGGTTCAAATCCACCACGGATCCCAGGTGCTTTCCAAGGATTTCCGACCAAAAACAAAGAACTTGGGATGCACTGGGCGGGTGTTCGTCTTGCTGGCAGCCTTCGTTTCGACAACGTAAGAGATAGTGTCGGAACACCGGCTTCCATTGCATCTGTCACGGAAGACGAAAACTATTGGTACGTTCAACTTACAGGTGCCTGGAGCTCTGTTAATACACTGCCCGCACCGCTGTTTATTAAACCTGTAGGACCAATCCCTAAGCAATATCCGATCAACGGAGAAATTTTGGAAGATCGCGTTATTACTGTTGGCGGTACAGTTATTAATAGTCAAACAATTGATCCAACAACACAGAAAAGATATGGCTATGTGCAAGCTGTTTTAATTTCAACAAATGAAGCCACGGGCGTCTTAACGCTTCAAAAAGAAGGATCAGTTGAATCGACGCCGGACGGTATCTTAAGAACACCTGCAACACGCCCCCCGAACGTCGGGCGATACTTAATTACGGGTGCGCGGTATTGTTGTTCTTGCCAAGATTTTAATAGGCGCGAGTTTGCTTATTTATCAAACCTTGGCAACAGCACTGCCAAGAAACGTTTTCCCTTAACGCGAATCTCCACAATTAAACCGGGTCGCCATGAACGCATGACCTTAAATGGTGTATTGGATAACAGCGCAATGACCGGAGCAGATGTCAACAGGAGAATGGAGGTGATTGCACCGTCTGCCCCCTATAACGTGCCTCCAACGGTTACTCCGACAGTGTCAACAGACCCTCGTTCGACCAGGGATGATCCTGGTGTTTATCGAGATTTTGGCAACGTTTTTCTTAGAAATCAACCGTCGCCCAGTATCCCTGGCGCAGTTGCGGACGGTATGCCTTTGTATGAAGATTATTCGACAACAACAGATGAATATGGAGCAACAACCATCACTTCTTTAACTGATTATTGGACACCGCTATTAGACGAAGTTCGGTACTGTAAACATATTTATGCAATGAAATTTTCTGAAAAGATATTCCCGCCTGAGCCGTCTGATTTTCCGGTAAACGTGGAAAGTATGGCCCAGTGGGAGCAAGAGCTTGTAGATAAAGTTTTAAAGGATAATCGTGAAGCCGCATATAATTTGGCGCTAAAAGGACTTGCAACCATGGACGTACCTCCTTATAACTGCCAAGCTCCAATGATGATGCCAATGATGCAGAAGCTGTTTAACGTTCCTTCTACTTTTGTTTTGATGAGCGGCTTTAGGATGTATGACAAAAATGGTACGGAATATAATCCTTCTCAAGGTGGTTCGCCAGCTACGTAATGGCTGATTTTGGAGAGATTATTGACGCAACGTTTGCGTTATCAGCCGAACAGGTTGATATACGAAAATACGGTTTTAGCGATATTAAATACAGCGGTATTCCAACGGTTTATCACGCTGGGGACGTTATTAATTTACCTTATGCTTCTGGAGAAATCTCTACGATGGAGGCAGTTGGACTTGCATGGGGTGCCTTTGCAAGTGGTGTAACACCCGAAGAGTTGTAATAAATTTTTAATAATGTATACTTATCTTAAGTCTCATAAGACTTGTTAGGAAATTCTTAACCGGTCCCTGGGACCCAACTTGTTTTTGTATGGTAGGGGCACTTTACCCACCACTCAACCATGAACCAACCACCGCCTGTTGATCAGCGGATTGTGGATGAGTATTTTCAACTGGCTTCCCATCGCAAAACTCAATCGATTGCTTGGCTTTATGGCTTGCTCGCAACCTATGGCCTAAAACCAGAAGAGCTCACCGGCTTTACCTGGGGACCACAAAATGCGTTGGTAGTATCCGGTCGGAAACGCCTTATTCATCCCTTGCATCCGCAATGGGTTTTATTGTTTGAACTAAAAGAAAAGCAGCCTTGCGATTTGCAAGACTGCTGGAATTCCTTGGTGGCTTCACTTTACAGAGCCATTGCCTATCAGGATGTTCAGTTAAACGTCACTGATTTGCTATTAGCTCACCAACTTCGCAAGCAACATTACAAAACTTTTAAGCGGCCAGCGCCAACAATCCGTTCTTGCGTAGGTGTTTCCTAACGGCACTTACATTCCAACGATAACTATCCCGTGAAAAAGTATCCTCAAAGGCTCGGAAGTGCGGGCCCAACTTTAGTGTGCCATCATCCCGATATTTAAAAAGAGTTTCGCGGTCAATACCAAGCAGTTTTTCAGCCCGGTGAGCGGGAACCCAGCTTTTACGGCCAGTCATGGAAAGCAGCTAATAACGCATGCTTAAACAACGTAACAACCAACAAGGTTTTGTCAAGGATTTTAACGATCGTTTTATGATTTAGTTAGAGAGGTTTGCATATGTAGTGAAATTAAAATAAAGTAACGGCAACTAAAGAGCATGTTCAATTGTGAGCAGGATCCCCTTTCCCTACTCATTGAATTAACTCCAAAGTTAGCAAAGAAAAGATACAGACAATCAATTTACGAAGCCTGGGATTGCAAGTGTGCTTATTGCGGAGAAGAAGCCACTTCTCTGGATCACATAATTCCAAGGTTTCGTTCTGGTTCTAGTAATCGAAATAACTTACTTCCTGCTTGTAGACGTTGCAATACAAATAAAGCCAGTGCAAAAATGGAAGATTGGTATTATCAACAGCATTATTTTACGGAAGAACGTATGGCAAACATAAAAGCATGGACGCAACAAGAGGTTATTGACATTTTTTCTTATAATATTGAAACAAGCGCATCTCGAATGGCTGCGGGATAATGGGCATTTATTACAACCCTACCCAAAAACAGTGGATTACAAACTGGGAAAAAGTCGATTACACCCCAGAGGAATTGCGCACTGATCGGTCAGAGGGATATAGTCAACGTTATTTAATGCAGCATCCTTGCGATGTGCGCAATTTTTTTGGACACTGTGTTGCTGACGAGCGCTGGGGTACTCGCTGGATACCCGACAACGCAGCAATTTTTGCGAATCAACAGGGAAGGGATAATTTAATACAGTTAGAAAAAAATAAAAAGTTAAATGAGGCGTATAAGCAAACATTGGCTGCTGCAACCACAACAAAGGGAGGTGATTATGTTGGACAAAGACAATTGATTAGAAACATTAAAGAGGTTGATGAAAGTTTAAAAAAAGATTTAGAAGAACAGTATAAAAATTTTTATCGTACGGAAAAGTTGCAGCGCTGGGATTCCAGTCTTGGGGCAAAGCCTTTATACGGAGAGTTTGACGCTAAATACTATAAAAATAACAATCCAGAAATTGCTGAGCAGTGGAAAAGTGCTGTTCAAAATGATGATATTGATATCACAGAAAGATACGGAGAAACTGGTTATTATCTTCAACATTACACAACACAAGGTAAGCCAGCCGGTTTACGCGGTAATGCACCAGAAGAAGCAACAAGTGCCAAAGTTTATTTAGAAAAAAAACCAACCGATCAAGATATTCAAGCCGTAAGAGACTTGCAGTTAGGCGTAGATATTGATACGCAAACACAAAGACTATTAAACATACCTGCAGTTGCACGTGCTTGGGAGAACGCTAAAAATAATGATCCTTATTGGATAAATTTAGCCAAAGAAAAATACCTGGACGTTACCAAGCCAGATGAGTTTGCAGCGTTATTTCGCTTGTCAGAAAGACCAGAAGATAAACAAGTTGCCTTCAATTACAACGCCAACGCGGGATATGGCATTACCGAATTAGAAGATGCAATTAGCCAGGCGGTTGGCGAAAAAGCAACCATTGATGTCAAGCGTTTTGGCGCATTGACTCAAGATGTCTTAAAGAAAACAATCGAAGAAATGAAGCAAGCAAAAGCAAAAGAACAAATGCTTGGCCTGTTAGGTGGGTTTGGTGGTTTTAGTGAGATTACAAATATAAACAAGGAGTTGACAAATTCAATTCTTGGAGATTCAGGAGTAGGTGGACTTCTTTCATTTACTTCCGCTGGAAAGGCCGAAGAATCTTTAGAAAAAAGCTTGCAAAATATAACGGGTGTGCGTAACAACACAACATATAATTGGCAGCAATGGTTCGATAGTGAGTTAAAAAAACGCTATGAACAAGACCTAGAGCTTGGTTATACAACAGCAGAGGCCCAAGACCAAGTAAAAATTCAAGCAGATTTTGCAAGACAGTTCATTGATGAATATTTAACACCTCGTTTTAATACTTCAAAATCAATGGACGAATTTGTTGAATATTTAGATATTCGACAAGAGGAGCAAAACCCGTTCCAAACCCAAGACATGGTCAACGCGGTGAAGCTTGTTGCTGACTTGCGTGCAGATCAATATTTAACGGATATTCAAAAGATGCAAGATCAATATTTTGATGCAGACTTTTATTTCAATCCCGTTGGCAATAAAGTGCGAGAAGCCGACTATCTAAACCAAGCCAAAATGGTTTCAGAAGATTGGGAGGCGGCCAAAAAAGGAGATCCTTATTGGGCCCAACAAGCATATCGCTTTGGCATTGATCTTAACGATAAAGATGCTTTTGCCAGAATCCACTTTCAAATAAAAGGGCAGGGTAGGGGTTTTGACGCAGCCAAAGACATCTTGACCGCCGGTGGCGTGCAAGACGAAATATACGGTCGTATTCTTCCAGCACTAAAAGAAGAAGCCTTAAAGCAGGGCACTGTTTTTGGTCAATTCATTTTGCCTGAAGAATTTGCCGATGAAATGTTGCGTGGTTTAGATCCCAGCGATAAATCTACTTGGGAAGAAGTATTAAAGCGATACGGACTAACTGATTTTAAAGGTGATATTCAAGAGCTTAAAAACTATATTGTCGAAACGCTGCGCACTGGTACGGCCCAAGATATTCGAGAACAAATTAAATACTTAAATGAAAAAAGACAAAAACCAACACAAGAAGTTCTTGGTATTACTTACATTGAACGTCCTGAAGATTACACGGACAAACAGGCCAAGCCCTCAACAGAGCTGTATAGCGTGTTCCAAAAAGCTGGCTACCAAGGAACAGAAGATGAGTTTTATCAAAACTTCTTTCCTGACTTAGACCGCTCTGAGCAAACAATTCTTACGAAAGCCGGTTCCAATGAAGCCCTAAAAACATACGGTCTTGATTTCAGTGACCCGTTTGCCTCCCTTGGTACAGTTGAAAGTTTCTTTGCTGATGAAGAAGAACCTTCTACTACGGACAAAGAAGGGTCTTCAAATTTCTTTAGCTTAAAATTAAACGAGGACGAAGAAGAAACGAATTACAAATCCAAAACTGGCACACAAATCTTGGGTGAGTTCACTTCAATGTTTAAAGGACTCTAATGGCTGAAAAACATAAAAAAGCAGCGGCTGCAGCAAAGAGATATCAAAAGGACAAAATGCCCTGCAACAAACCTCAGCGGGCGCCCAAGGGGGACAAACACAAGTATGTTGTCAAGGGTTGCCAAAACGGTAAAGAGGCTATTGTGCGGTTTGGCCTGCGTGGATACGAAGATTATCTTTCGCACAAAGACGAGGGAAGACGTGCTAACTTCAAAGCGCGTCACAACTGCTCTGAGAAAAAAGACAAGCTCAAAGCAGGTTATTGGGCGTGTAACTACAACTGGTGACCCATGGCAAAACCCAAATCATCTTCATCCGTCAAACTTGAGTCCAAGCCCAAGAAAACTAGACAAGGTCAGGGCCAGCACAGTCTTCCTAATCATGGACGCAAAAAAATGCGCGGTCAAGGTAAATAATTTGTGTATGATTGGGGGTAATAAGTATTGCCCCCATGTCCGACATTTCTTGTGCGATTAGTTTGATCTGTAAGTATGAAGGCTTTAGCGAAAAGGCATACGCTGATCCCGTAACAGGAAAAGAACCTTACACTTTTGGTTACGGCACACAGTTTTACCCTGACGGATCTCCGGTAAAACAAGGACAGTGCTGTACAAAAGAGAAAGCATTGGAATATTTGTTCCACGAGGTGCACTTAATCGATACTCAGTTATTAAAACTAAACTTGGGCCTTGATGACTTCATGCGTCAAGCCTTGATATCTTTTATTCATTCCATTGGGTGGGAACCTTTTCTTTACAGCGATATTGTTGACTGCATTGATAAAGAAGATTTTTTTGGCGCCACCCAGGGAATGTCTTGTTGGATCTTTGATGCTGAACACAAAGTCATAGGTGGTCTTATCGACAGGCGCAGAGAGGAGGTTGATTTATTTCTTCAGGAAGTCGACACAAATCAGTGGGCTTCCACCGAGGTATTGCTTGCTGCGTTCCGAAATTACACGGCGGCTCCCCACCAAGTAAAAGCAATTCGCACCCTGGAAGAACAAATCAGCCCTTATCTTTTGTCGCAGTTTGCCAATGACTTTGACATTGAAGGGGACTCGTGGTCTTCTTTTCTTCCGGAAGAGCTTGACGCAATATTTACAGGTTGGGCGTAGAATAATTGAAATGAAGCGATAGTTTCAATGGAGCACACAACGGAACCCACTGAGTTTCAGCTACCATTAGAGCTTCAATTTTCAATGCGCAAGGCTGAGTTGGTAGCGCAAGAACTCACCTGGGATGAGCTCTACGCCGCACTCCTCAACCTTTACCACCAACGTTTAATGGAGTGGCATGCCATTAAAACGCTGATGGCAGATGAAAATATTGATATTGATTTTGATATCCCCACCGATCTGGAACTCGCAGAACTCGCGGCTGCATGCGCATATGCGGAAGACGATGATGAAGACGAGCTTCAGCCGTTCTGAGTTTCGTCCAGCTCAATAAGACGATTTAAGTACCACTGCGCCTTTTTCAGGGACTCGGTTCCGCCCTTGTGGCGCTCCCTCCAAATATATTTCATACAGTTTCCTTTGCAGTAACCACGAAATTCTTCGTTGGTTAAAGCCGCTTCAATGGCTTCAATTGTTTCGATGCCGCCATCCGTGTAGTGTGACGGGTGGTTGACAACGTCTTCTTGTAACCGAGGACGTTCTTGAATTGTGAATACAGAGCTGTCTTTGACTGCCCAAGGTACAGGGCAGACGCCACCAGGGCAATCAAGCATTTCTTCGTCTTCTACCGGCGCAAACCACGGCGCTTGAGGGATTCTTCCTTCATCTCCTCCGTTGGTCCTTCCAGCTCTAGTACCAGGGCCTTGGGCTTCGGACTTGCCCCCATCGCCATACCCTCCTCCGCTGACGGAATGTAACCCGTCAAGCCGGGCCGGTCCATCCCCTCGATGTTGAGTGGGTTCCTCTCCATTCCCTGCTCGCATACTGCTAAGCCCCTGTTATACATGTCATATAAAGGTACATCATTTTCTTCGTTTGCGAGTGGTTGCCCAAAATCTTCTTCTTGATCAAGACAACGGCATTTCACTTCGTCCTGAACAAAGGCATCCAAAAATGCAGATGCGTGCATGTTATTAAGCCTTGATGTATGTCTTTTACAATAATACTATGGCAAATTTCTTTGATCCCACTTACGATCCCAGGCAAGATTCCGGATCTTCTGGGGTCGAAGTAACTGATTTAACGCCCGAAAAAATCTACGATACAGATTTACGGCGTCTTCCCGCAGAAGAAAGGGGTGCCACAGAGTCTGTTAATGATCAGCAAAACCGTGTAGCAAAGTTTATGCGGGCTGCTAAAACAGCGGGCGCTTATCGTCTTCGTGCTGGAATTGCTGAACCAACAATCCGAGGGAAAACACCACGCACCCCGGCAACAATCGCTGGTACAGAATTACCAAGTATGGGGGATACGGCTGGGCCTGTCGGAAGTACTAATTACGCCAACAAGCCTCAACCTCGCTTTGGTAAAGCGTTCAATTATTAAACCTGAGAAAACACAACTTCATTCGGTTGGTCCTGGTATTTACCTTGACGATCTTGATAGCTTACTTGACACGGCTCTCCGCGATAAAAAAGAAGTTGTGTAATTCCTTCGTTAGCATAAATACGATTAAATAAGCCGGTACAGTTACTAATCTCAAGTGTTAAATAACCCTCCCAACCACTCTCCGCTGGGGTGATATTCACCAAAATACCGGACCGTGCATAGGTTGATTTACCAACCGCAACGACAGTAACATCGCGTGGCAACTTAAGCCGTTCTTGCGCCACCCCCAGGCAGTAGCCGTATGGAGGCAACAAAAAATATTGACCACGCTCGTCTTCCAGTAACTCGGCAGGCTTAAGAATATCAGGGTCAAAAGCCTTGGGATCGCAATCTCCAGCCTGGACTTTTCCAAAAATTAAACATTGTTTAGGGGACAGGCGAATGTCATAGCCATAAGAACCAAGACCATAACTTAAAAGTTTCCGTCCATCTTGATGGCTGACCAGGCGATCAAAAAAGGGCTCGATCATCCCCTTTTCTTCGGCCAGTTGCTTGATTTCCCAGTCGGCAAGAACGCTCATGACAGTTGTCTATCGTTGTTCAGTATACAAAAATCAACACAGAATGCGTCCTTTTTCTCCGTAAATGTCAATAAAACGTTCCGTAGCCTCAGACGCTTCGTTAACGGGAGGAAGATAAACCAAAAAAGAAGTGCATGTTTTTTGCTCTTTAATTCCCCCACTGGTGTTCACAACCAACTTGGGAGGCGTGCGCAAGATACACACAGGAAAATCAAACAGGTTTTGTTCATACCTAATCATGTCCGGACAATTTGTAAAGTACAAACCTTGCTTGATTTCTCGAGCCAGCCACGCTTTTCTTATTTTTCTAAACCAAATAGCGTGAGAAGAAATTAAAGACGGAGACGTAGATCTTGTCATCTTCCATCTTTGCTGTTTCTTTTCCCAAAAATACGTGCCACTGGGGGGAAACAGGTAGACACTTCCGTACCATTGCTGAGCGTTTAAGCCGTCATCCAGTGGACTATAGAATTCTTTTGCTTCTACATACGTATTGGCCAGCGGAGAACTTGCAACGTCTAAATCAATACCATCAAGCAGAGCGTGTGCAGCGGCAACAAGATCATAATTTGTTATTAATTCGCGATCTTCCGTGTGTTTTGAAATATTTTGAATAGCCATCAGTTTTCTGTGGCACGGTTGTAATCAATTTCAAAATAACGCATGCCTTCGCCATCATTGATGACATAACCAGCTTTTTCTTGCGGATCAATCTTCTGTGCCGCATCCAAAATTCGACGAAATGTTTCAGCCATATCCCCGTTATTGTCACGTTCGCACTCTTCTTGCGCTGCGTGCAACTCCTTGAGTGTCAAGAAAAACATAGAGCGTGCCATGTTTTCAGGTTGAAACACCATGACGCCAGGACCTTCGTAATCCCACATTTTGCAATAATGCTCGCCCATGTCACCAAGAATAAGTTTCATGGTGCTCTCAAGCATTTTTGCTTTTGTCTCATCAAGCTCTGGTCCGATAACTGACGCAATTAATTTTTCTCTACGGTTCATGATTCCAGCAGTCCTTGCTTGGCGAGTGATTCGATCAGTTTATCTGTTGGCTGGTATAAAACGACCATTTTTCCAAGAACACCTCTTTTTTTAACAAGTTTTCCGTCCGCATCCCTAACTTTGTCAAATTCTCCAGAGCGAATAAGATATTCTGCTACGCAACGAAGGCGTCTTTTAAGCGGGAGCTCGGCCTGAGGAAATTTGCCGCAGATGGTATCTGCGCTCATGTCACGAAAAGCAAGACGCAAACGATTGGCAAGTGTCATGCCCGAGTTGGCGTCTTCTTCTTCATAGTTTTTTAAATTTTCCAGGTATCGACGTAGGCATCCAACATCAAAGGATCCCCCTGGAGGCAAAAACATTTCTACTTGACGCGCCAAAGATTCCGGGAGCACCTCTCCGTAATTATCAAGAGTTACCTCGCTGATCTTAAAACTCTTGAAACGGTGCGCCATTAGTTGTCAAAATCCCTTGGCGGAGACTGGTACAGTTTTCCAGATCCTCGTTGATAGTCGTGCGACCCAAGATCCCTATTTTTTGCAAAGGACCGCACCAGGTTGTTCCAGGGGATGCGAATGATTGCCTTTTTGCTGGGGTTTGGGCAGGCATTAATGTAATGAATGCCCTCGACCCAGCCCTTGTCCGGTGTCTTTCTGCCAATTGCCATCCAGTTTCTAAGGGTTTGATCTGAAACGTTCAGGCGTTTAGCACATTCTTCTGTTGAAATATATTCGTCGGCATAAGCCTCTGGATTTAGGACGTCCGTTTCTTCGTTTTCGTAACGGCTATGCCACATAGACGCCAAAATATTTCTAATGCCTTTCAACTCGTGAGCAATATCCTCTAAACCTTTTCTTAAACCGTAAGCCATGTCAACAAAGTCTTTGGTTAGATGCTAACGTGTAAGAAAACATTTTGCTTGATATGGAACAACCTGTTCCCCCCAGCCAAACCCCTGCTCCTCCGCAAATCACTCCAGAACAACTGGAAGAAATGAAGGCGCGTGCCAGAGAATTGGCCATTCAGCAAACCTTGGTACAACAAACGGCAATTCCTTCAGCACAAAAAGAGCTTGTTTATGTTCGTAGGAATTTAACAGTTGCAGAACTTCTGTTGTTAATTCTTTTATCTTGTGGAATTGTAACAGGAATTCAGTGGAGCTGGAATACAGCGGCAAACTTAATTCCACGAATCGAAATTAAAGTTCGCTAGACAAAGACATTTATAATTGAAGAATAAGAATATGGCGTAACAGTAGGTGGCAAACAGGAGAATCAGCGAATTCCCCGCGATTGGCGGGGTAGAAGTTAACGAGCAGGACCTGTTGACACTTGTCCACGTCTTTGAGGTGGACCCGACGCTTCGTAATAAAAAAATTACTTTTACCGAGTTTCGTAATTATTTAGACCAGTATTACGCAACCATCACAGGAGAAACGTTTGCCGGAAACGTTACGATCACCGGCAATCTTACGGTTAGTGGCGCTACCAGCCTTAATACAGTTACAAGCTCCGGCCTTGCTACGTTTAGTGGCGTCGTCGTTCAAAATAACTTAACAACCACCGGTACCATCAGTGGTTCCACGATCACCGGGGATACGGCACGTTTTACCAACATCACTGGTGTTAGCGGAACGTTCACAAGCCAACTTTCTGGTGCAACAATTACCGGCAACACGGTAAGGGCTTCCACTGTCACAGGCGTTTCAGGTGTTTTCACAAGTCAATTATCCGGTGCAGTTGTCACGGGTGATACAAGTCGATTTAGTACTATCACAGGCGTTAGCGGAGTTTTTACAACCCAGCTTTCTGGCGCAACAATAACTGGCAATACGGTAAGAGCGTCGATAATTACGGGTATTTCTGGTGTTTTTACAACACAACTTTCAGGCGCAACCGTTACCGGAACAAATGCTAACTTCACGACCGGCACATTTCAAACACTGATTGCAGGTAGTCATACAACCACAGGAAACCATACCGTCTCAGGTAACTTATTCGTTAGTGGCTCCGGCTTCTTTGCCTCTGGCATTAGTGTTACCGGCACGATCAGTGGACAAACTTTTACAGGAACAACCGCCAGTGTCACCTCTGGTATTTATCAAAACCTAAGTGGTCTTGTTATTACAGGAGATACGGCACGTTTTGCTACGGTAACTGGAGTATCTGGTGTTTTCACCAGCCAACTTTCTGGTGCAGTTATCACCGGTGATACCGGACGATTTAGCAATATTACCGGTGTTAGCGGTGTATTCACAACTCAATTAAGTGGTACAACGATTACCGGCAACACGGTCCTTGCTTCTACCGTTACTGGTGTTAGTGGAGTTTTTACCACACAAGTAAGTGGCGCAACAATTACAGGAAATATTGGCAACTTCACAACATTAACCGCCGAGACGGCAATTATTACCACTGGAATTGTTAAACAAAACATCACTGTTACTGGCAATATTTCTACAAGTGGAACACTGACAGTTGGCTCTTCTGGAACAATAGCATCTGGACTTACTGTTACCAACGGAACGGTTTCAGGCGTTACCTTTACTGGTACCACGGCACAGTTCACTCAAGTTACTGGCGTAAGTGGCGTCTTCACATCGCAGCTTTCGGGAGCTGTTATTACTGGAGATACGGTACGGGCTACCACGGTTACAGGAATTTCAGGTGTTTTCACCACTGAAGTATCTGGCGCAACCGTTACAGGGAACATTGGCAAATTCACAACGCTAACAGGCGTTTCAGGTGTATTTACAACACAGCTTTCCGGTCAAACGCTGACAGGAAATACGGTCCAGGCAACTGTTATTACCGGTGTTAGTGGTACATTTACTGATCGGATTTCCGGCCACACGGTAACTGGCGGAAACGCAAGCTTTACGAGTGGTCTTTTCCAGTTCTTAACTGCTATCAACCAAACTTTTGCCGGAGACCAGACAATTAGCGGTAACTTTACTGTTTTATCGGGCGTTTTTGTCTCTGGCTCAGGTTTATTTGTTTCCGGCACGATTACAGGCGCTACCTATACGGGGATTAGCGGTACATTTACCAGCCAACTTTCAGGTGCTTCTATTACAGGAACAACAGTAAATGCAACAAATATTACAGGGGTTACTGTTGTTGGAACAACCAGTGTTTCCGGAGCAACGGTTACAGGTAATACAGGTCAATTTACTGTTTTAACAGGCGGCACCGCAGGGTTTACTACAGTTACTGGGACAACGGTCACAGGAACAACCGCTAATTTCGTAACTGTTTCTGGCACCACCGTCACGGGATCAACTGCACAATTTACAAACGTAACTGGCGTAAATTTTGTTGGTACCACTCAAATCAGTGGTGCAACGATTACTGGTGATACCGCTAAATTTACAAATATCACAGGATCAACCCTTGCAGTAACGACTCCTTCAGGTGCCACTCCGGCAATTGTTTGTTCAGGGGTTGTTTCCGGTAGCACTGCAGGTTTTATTATCCAAGGTCCACTGATTATCCTGCCTTAATTCTTTCAGTTAAAATAAGAAAAAAGCAGAAAGACCAATGCCTTACGGTACCATAAAAGTTGACACCATCACATTTACCGCTGGTGGCGCTGATACCAGTGTTTCTATTTCTGGTTTAGTTCAAAACCCAACCTTTACGGGTAACATTACAACTACTGGTACCGTAACCGCTGCCACTGTTGTTGGAACTACAACTGTTTCTGGGGCAACAGTTACCGGAACTCAGGCCCAATTTACGGTTATTACCGGCGGCACGGCGGGCTTCACAACGATTACCGGTACAACGGTTACGGGAACAACCGCTAATTTTGCGACTGTTTCTGGTACTACCGTTACCGGCACCACCGGAAACTTTGGGGGTACAGTTACTGCTGCGACCATTCGGGGAACTACAACTGTTTCTGGCGCGACCGTAACAGGAAACGCGGGCAGCTTTACAACAGTAACCGGCGGCGTTGCGACCATCACTTCTGGTGTTTTTGCAACCGGAGCCGAAGCATTACCAAGCATTTCTTTTTCGTCTGATCCCAACACCGGCATCTATTCCCCTGGTGCGGACCAAGTAGCCATCTCAACTAATGGCACTGGGCGGTTGTTTGTTGATGCGAATGGGAATGTTGGCGTCAAGGGCTCAACAGTCATTACTACATCTGCTGCATCAGCACCAACTGTTCAAATTGGTGATGGCGCCGGAAGTCCAGCCCTCGTTATGTATAGCTCTACAACAGGAGCAAGCCAAATTAGTTTTGCGGAC